ACGAACTTCTTTCTTACCGTGTACAATCTCATAACCGTCACCGACAATCTTTGAAACTCGTGTACCGTCTGGATGAACTTCATAGAAAGTTCCAGAACGATGATACTCATGTATACGTTCATGCCCAGGCGTGTCATCAAACTCTTGGATGTGTCCGCTCTCTGTTTCCTTAACATGATTGAAAGGATAGGATGCATTGTAAGATGGTTTAGGTTCTGTAGTTAAGTCATCAACAGTATCACGTTTGTGTTTGATAACTGGATGTTGGTTTGTTAAATCGTTGACTGCAAGTCTATTGGTATCTGCTTCATTCACTCTACGAGGATAGAAGTTATTAGGGTCTTTAAATCCAACTAGATTGTTTGTTGTCGAAACAACTATCTCTACCTCTGCACCTTCTGGTGGTGCTTCATCGAATACAACTCTTCCTGCTTCAATCTTGTATGACATTATGCAAGTCCTTTTTCTGCAGCGAACTCTGCAATAGTTATTGTTCCATTACGCAATCGTCTATCTACTCCTTGTCCGAATGCTGATGGATAGAAGTGTCCACTGTCATTTGGAATATCATTAATCAATCCGTAAGATGAAAACGCTGCTCGTGCTAGTCCAGTGTAATTAGAAACTCCATTACGTCCATCATCATAAACACCGTCCTTGTAAATAGTCAAGTCAATTGCAGATGCATAGTTGTGCCATGAACTGCCAGGCGATGCGGCACGAGGCCCACCAGACTTGTACTTACGATATAATTCTTTTTGTTGTGCAAAGGTTCTATATGAATGTGCGATAGAACAATCGTATCCTTCATTAGATGTAAGAAACTTTTTAATACCATTCGCAAACCTGTCACGAACTTCTGGTGTAAGTCTATTAATCTTAGATGCAATTTGATTACCAAATCGTTCACTAGGGAAATCAGAAGCAGAGTATGTTGTACCCCCACCATAAAAATCGTCTAGAGGTTGTTCAACATTGTTAGGTGATTCGGGAACTGTGTTCGTTGCGGATTGTACCACACCATTAATCTTTACAAGAACAGTAGAGTCAGTTGTATCAGTGGGCGTACTAAATGCAGTTGTGCTTCCATCTGCAACAGAAACATTAGAGGTAATACTTGGAGGGTCTAATTGTTGCTCTGGGGAAAAGTCATGTGGAGACTCACCACTTGGTGCAGCAGTCGAACTGTTAATGCCTGGGATTGTTCCCCATACCATTGGCTCTTGCATAAAGTCTGGGTCTCTCCAGAACCCAATTACCCATGTACCTTCGATGGGCCCAGTAGGACTTGAACCAACTCCGCCAGATGATGCTGAGTTAGCTGGTTGGACACAGAATGCCCAAGGTAAATCAATTGTAGGTAGTTTAGTTTTATCTTCAGTGTGGTATCCGTAAACTCTAGTACGAACTCTTCCTAGTGCAAGAGGGTCGTTTCTATCCTCTACAACACCGAACCACCATATAAAACCGTCACGCCCTGCGAAGAATGTGTTCTGCATATAAAAATCCCTTGTGCATCTATTTATAAGACGAGCAAGGGATTGCGCTGGGGATTATTGTGGGATAGTGTCTACAAGGTTGATTGGCTCTTCTTGTGTAATCGTAAACATCTTCTTCATTAGACCTTCGATGTTACTTTCGTTTAACCATCCTTTAACGGTATCACCTTCTTCAGTAATGCCAGGCAACTCCACTTGGTTGTCACCTTGGTACACTGCAATCTCATATAGTAAAGGCCCACCGTAACTCATCTCGTTTCGTATGATAGATAACTCATACTCACCGAACTGGATAAGTGCTTGTATTCCTTTAGGAATATTTGTCTCTGTAAAAATTATATCTTTAAACTTCATCGTAAAACTCCGTAACTACTGGACGCTCTCGATTAGAGCGCATCCAATTAACAAATTCATTATACATCTTCTTATAGGTAGGATGCTCTGCAGCGGTATTCAATAACCGATCACGATTAGCACTCCCACGTTTCCATACACTATGGTCATCTGAATAGTCATAGTACCAATCATGGTTACTAAGTCTATTGAAGTACTCTCCGATGTTTTCGCTGCTGACCTGACCTGCTTTTTGATTTTTATTATTAAAAGAATCTACATCAATCATTCTTCATCTCCTTTATAAGATGGTTCTTATCACGCATCGCAGCCATTCGATTGTATCCCTCTAACCATTTCAAAGGGGACATAATGTTTTGACTAACGGACATCTTTAACTTACGAGAGCGAAACTCTTTCTTTAAGTCTTTCGCCATCTGTACTCCCAAGAACCGTGAGACTAATTTCACAAGGGTTACACGAAAAGAAACATCGTGATGCATATGCCCTGCGGTATGAGCCAACTCGTGGAGTATGGTATATTTATTCGTACCAATCATAGGGCGAAGTGCAACTCCGTTCCAACTTGCCTGACCCGCAACACGAGGACTTGATGACGCTTTCATAAAACGTAACTGAGGATTACTCTGACCACGACTACCAGTTACAAGAGACTGATATGTCTTAGACTTCACAATACGGTTGAAATACTTCTGGCAATCCTTTTCGGATATAATCTCAGAACTATCTGGATACTTACGCTGTAACGCAAACTCACTCTGATAGACCTTATTACGACCACTATCTACACCCGATGCCTGTAGACGACCTGTACGAATCGCACGAGACTTCTTTGCAAAGTAATTCGCATACTTATTTGCAAGGTCATTATTCATTACACCAGTGTCAAGTGCTGATTGGTATGCGTTTTCTATATCCCATAAATTCATTGTATTCTCTCCTTTAATCTCAATCTCTATATACATGCTATCATAACATGTAAGCAATGTCAAGGCAATTCGCTAAATAAATTTTCGATTTAATATAATAGGGTAGTGCAAGCAAACATCGCTCAGTTTTAGGGGGGGGGTGTTTGGCACGCCCGAGAGGGGTCGAACCTCTAACCTTCTGTTTCGTAGACAGATGCTCTATCCATTGAGCTACGGGCGTTCATTGTTCCATGCATATAACATGTAAGCCACTGTAAGTAAACCAATAATTAGAAGAACCATTGTTTAATCCCATACATGTCTACGAATAGAAACATAACATTGTTAGTGAACATAGGGTAGTCCCTCTCCTTAAACCAGAAGTGGAATGCAAGAAGGGTATGCCCATAAAGAAAAATGACGAACCCTATCCGTGATTCGTCTATATTAGAACTCAGCAATACTGCTGCAAAAAGAAATGAAACTGTCGCAATCCATTTGTATATCATAATGTTTTCTCTAAGTGTTTGTTTTTGTTATCTTTTTTTTGATGCCGAGATATTGTTCTGTATCTTTATTGCATTTATAGATTAGATTTGGCGTGTCAGTTCTTGCCGATGGCACTCCGAATCACTCCTCTATTATACCATAGAACTAATCAGATGTCAAGGCATTAAAACATTTCTTTTTCTCCGTCCGGCCCACGCATCTCTAAGATAACATAGGGTACTTGTGTATTCATTGTAACCTTCCCTGCCCAATCACATGCATCTTCCCAATCCACAAAGTTCATTCTCTCTGTAGTTGTAAGTCCCTCTGCGATTCCTCCAAGGTGATACTTATCGAATGTTACCTCATATCTCATGCCGAGGTAATCTCTTTTAAGTATCTCTAATTGGTCTATTGCGTTTAAGTTACACATTGTACTATCTAATATCATGCACATGCCCTCACTAGTCTTTGTAAATCTTTATCAGCAAAGTCTCCCTTACTACACCAGTTCCTCATTGCACTACACTCAGTAGCACCTTCAAGACACATGTTCATCATAGGACAAGTATCACAAGGACACTCACGTTTGTTCTCTGGGCCTGGAATGAATGTTGTTTCTGTATCATTCTCACCCTTACCCACACCTCTGTATGCTTCCATGTCTGCCCAAATCACTGTACTCATATTAAATCCTCTCTGTTAGTTCTATTCATTCTCATACTCTACATAGCTATAATACCACCTTGTCAATAGAAAGTCAAGGCATTTAGCCAAATAAATTACAAATAAGGTGATAATAATAACATCACCAACCCCATCATTACGATAGGGTATAAGCATAGTATAATCAATACCTTAAGCAGTAAGTTCATAAGGTTTGTTCCACTTACCTAAGTTAATGTCCATATAGTATGCAGTGTCAAAGTAATCAGTCATAGCATCACTTCTGTCATACCACTTCGTACCCTTCATCGCTACAAGTAACTCTGATAGGAACGCCTTAGCGACACCCTCATACCAGCTGTCTATGTGATACACGTTAACCTGTGTATAACCGTCACCATGCGAATGGTCGAAGTCTATCGGCCCCTTCTGTACGTTAACAACCAAGCTACTATAGTGTTTAATACCAATAGAACCCTTCATACCGTACTTCTTAAGCACAGCCTTGATTGATGGGGCAAGTTCTTTCTTCTCGTCTTGTGAAATATAAGCCATAATTAAAGTTCCTCTCTCATTGTCTATAATACTATTATACATGTTTTAAGAACAAAAGTCAAGGCCCTAAGCCGAAATAAATGCCAAATAATTAATTCGGCTGTCCTCGCTAACCCTTGCTGGTCAAGGGTTTGGTCGCTGCCGCCAAAAAACTTTTGCCTTGACAACAGCATAAAAGTATGGTATAATGAAAGGTCAACTGGGAGAATCCTTGGCGAGCCGCCAAGATATGCCTTGACAACAGCCGAATACTATGGTATAATGGGTATATGAAACTGGGAAAATAACTATGAAATATTAGCGAAAGGCCTTGACAGGCGCCAAAATCTGTGATATAATCTGAGAATCCTCTGCCAAAAAATCTGGTCAGTCGGTCAATAGCAGACTTTAATCCCCAAACTATCTAGCGTTCAGGCATTTAATTAAGGCTTTCTAATATTTGGGTATTTGTGGGTATATTTGGGATATTATGGGAATTTAGTTCCGCATCGGGGTTAGTATCTCATATAGTACAGTAATTCTACGAGTCCTATCAACCCTATACTAATCATTATACCTACTACTACAGCGACTAAGCATCGTAGTAACAGTTTAATATCTTCTTTTGTCATCGTTCTATCCTATGTCTATACAGTATGTATGTTCGTATCCTATGTGGCACTGCATTCCATAGTAATGATACCTCTTTACTTGTTCCATTACTATACACTACACTCCATCTATTCTTCCATCCATCTATCTTGGATAGTCCTACTGGGTTTGGTTTATGTGTTTTCCAATAGTCTGTATATGATTTATTGAATGTCATCTACGACTTTCGTTAATGTCGCTAATATGTGTTCTTTCGCTTCTTTACTGATTGTTTCTAAAAAGCGGTCACTCACAGGTTCTTCATCGTGTATACTATCATATATACGGTTATATAGGTCACCTACCAATACATACGTTGGAAACTCCTTTATATGTACTGTCTTAGTCACTGATATGGTTTCACTATTGACTGCATCGAATGATGGGTATCCTTTCTCATGTACTGGATTCCACGTTACATTGTATTCTTTACCGTTTCTCATGTTAGTTCCTCATCTATCTCTTTTAGTCTATTATCGATTTCTATAAGTTTTTTGTTAATGATTGATATGTCATATACCACTGCTGTGTCTTTATGTGAGGCGAATGTCAGATGAGGTTTATTCAGATTCTTTAGTAGTCCCTTCCATTCCTCATGTTCTCGGTTTAGTCTCACCTCTTCCATTCTTAGTTGCATGTACCTACTGTATCGAACCTGTTGTGTCATCGTACTGGTTTCCCCACGAGCCATGATACTGCACTGTATCGTGTTCCCTTCTTTACTGGTTTCACTCTATGCATTACCCATGATGGAAAGAGTACGATTGTCCCTGTACTTGGTCTAATAACATTATCCTTGGTATGACTCTTGTGGAATTCGAACTCACCCCCTTCAAAGTCATCGTTTAACCATAGTACGAAACTAATCTTCCTTGTCTTACCATGTAGGAATTCATTGTCAGGCGCATGTATAGGTGATAATCCTAATCCATCTACATGCCAGTTATAGTGTCCACCTGTTGGATACTGTCCTATCTGAATACTCTCCATTGCACTGGTTTGTAGATTCCACTCACCTTGTCTATTTGCAGATGCACCGTAATGTGATACCATATCAAACAACTCTTGGTCTTCACTCCAATGTATGTTTGTTTTGCGTGTCTTATCTTCGGCACGATTCTCATTACCAATAACTGCTTTTTCAAACGTATCGCCTGCACTGTCGATAATCTCTTGACACCGTTCTGGTGTGAGTGCGTTATCCCATTTCCAATATAAACTACTCATAATACTATCACTTCCCCT